GGTGGATCGTATAGTCAAGCTTTACAATTTATGAAACCTTCACAATTACAAAATCAATTTCAAAAAGCACAGAGCTTTGGCCGAGGTGTTGATGTAGAAAAATTTAAAAAAGACATGGACCGTTATGAAGCTTTTCAAGAGGCTGGTGGTCAACCTTTTCAGTATGAAGGACAGACTTATGGAAATGTTCAAATGCCTATGTTATCAGCTAACGCGCCGACTACTGCACAGTTCTTTGGCGACATGGCAGGTGGCTTAAGTAATTTATTAGGTGCTGCTGGTGAATTTGTCATGGGCGGTGGAACACTCGGTAATATAATCGATGCCACAAAACAAAAATTTTCTCAAGGTAAAGACTTTGTACAATCTGCCTTTAATCCTGGTGATATCAATCAACGAGTAGCGAACTTAACGCCTGAACAGCGAAGAGCTTACATGATGTACATGAACCAAGGAATGCCGTATCAACGAGCATTTGAGTTGGCCAGTGGTGGCCAAAAATTTGCAATGGGTGGAATCGCTAATCTTAATTGATGTCTGACATATCGATAATAGCTATGTCTGTAATTTTCTTGATCATTCCTTTAGGGACCGTGGTCCCCCGACCAAAAGTTTTAGTTGATGGTATCCAATCAGCGACAAGAGTAATTGAGTCTGTTTTTTCTTTTAAAATTAATCCCCAACTCCAAACAAGGGGTGGTGGTTCAAGGTCTTCGATATCTTCTTGTTCGTACCAACCAGTCTGATGTTCAATAGTATCCTCCCAATCAATCCTGACCAATCTCATGTAAATCAATATATATATTATTCTACACAAATTAAATCTAAAACCGCACGAAATGAGCTAAATCGGTTTACATATTTACAAAGTAGTAAAAACATATATATATCGCGGGTTTCCTCTGTAAATAAGTTGTCATCTCGTTGTAAACGGACGGCTTACAATTTACAAGCTTTGTTGAAAAATAAGGCTTTTTCGAGAGTGATGTGATAGAATATGGAAAAAACTATGACAAAAAAACCTGAAAAAATGCTCGAATTGACCCCAAAACAGATGAAATTTGTCGATATTTTCATCGAAAAAGGGCATTTGCAGAGTGCAAAACAGTGTGCAATTGATGCTGGATACGCTGAAAGTGGTGCTACTGTCAATGCAAGTCAATTACAAAACCCTAAATATTATCCTCATGTTGTTGCTGAAATAGACAGAAAACGTGCAGAATTAGCTCGTAGATACTCTATTACATACAAATCACATATAGAAAAACTGGCAAAGTTGAGAGATTCAGCAGAAGCTGCTGGTAATTACACAGGAGCTATTGCCGCTGAGAAATATCGTGGTATGGTGGCAGGGTTGTATATAGACAGAAAAGAAATAATGCATGGTACCATTGATCAAATGTCTGTTGGCGAAGTTGAGGATAAGTTAATTGAACTTCGAAAAAAATTATCCATTCAAGGGGACTATAAAGTTATTGAACAGAACACATCTGAAGGGACATCTGTCGGAGAGCATAGCGATGACTTACTTGCTGAAGACGGGGAATCTGGTATTTAAAACAATTCATGACACTGGTTGCGTTGATCTTGTTGCAATCGATAAGCGAGGTAAAGTGCATTTGTATGATGTAAAAACTGCTTTGCGATATCAAAAAGGGAGTAAAAAGGGCAAGCCCATCAATCGAGTATTGACACCATTACAAAAAAAATTAAACGTTGAGTTATTGATGGTTGATCTTGAAAAAGAAAGGTGCTGGATAATTAAACATGGCGGAAGAGAAGAATCTTTACAATCAATTAAAAAATAACACAAAATCAGTCATTTGGACTAGAATTGAAACATCAACAGGGCTTGGTGTACCTGACTTGTTTGGCTTTTATAGACGTGGCTTTTGGCTAGAGCTAAAACAAATAATCAATAACAAACTTAACTTCTCAGCACATCAAATAGCGTGGATAAATCGACATTATTCTGCTGGATGCCCTGTGTTTGTACTTGCCAGAGACCCTCTTACGAAGGGGGCTAAATTATTCTCAGGGTCCATTGTCCGTGATCCATTGCGCATTAGCGACAAGTCTCCATTATGCTCCATTACCAGGTCAACCAAGAACCCCGGATGGGAGATGCTGGTGCACCTGCTGGGTGCCTGGACACCTGATGGTAGCTCCAGTACGAAGCTCCATTAGTCCATTCCTATAATCCATTCTCCATTGCCCATTACATCTAAGGTCCAGTCCCAGGCGCACAGACTGTGATGCGGATTCTCCGCCAGGCGCTGGTAGTTGACAGCAGGAGTACGTTGTGCTACTGCTTAGATCTTCCTTCTTTGTTTAGTTAGCCAAACATTAAACAAAACGGTGAGTCGAAGTCCTCGGCTCACCACCCTTTTTCCATTGTCCATTCTCCATTAGGATCTGCAACATACCATTACTCTTACATACAGGAGCTGGTGTCCAGTAGCCCGGCACAACCTTTTGGTAAAAAAAATACATTAGCTCTTGACATCCCAACATTTTAGGACTATATATATTAATAGAGAAGCCGAAGCGTAGTTATTTACGTTCTCCCGAATAGCAGGGACTTCTTTAGATTCAGGTAGTTGCCGTAATGACTCGAGATCCTGGATCGCAAACAAAGGGAGTGGCGAAGCCATAACGAAAGGTGCGAGTCCTCAGGCTCCCTTACACAAAGGAGAAGGAAGATGAAATATCATTTCAAGCACATTGAATATTTATTAATATTTAAACACGGATGGACCAGGTGTCCATGGTTCGTAAGCTGGAAGGAGAAGCAAGATGCCAGTAGAGTTTAAACAAAGCTCCATTCGCGAGTGGCTCCTGGACACACAGGACAGAAGCACCATCTCTGACGTTGTCCTGAACGGATGCCAGGGGGGAACGATCTCTGAACTAATATACTACGCAGACAGTTGTGCATTCTATGAAAAGTATGAAGGAGAGATCTGGGATCGTCTTGATCAAATGTCGTGTGACATGGGCGAAGCATCTATTCTCCATTTGATTGCATCATTTAATGGATCTAAAGAGGTAGGGTCTCACGACCAGTTCAGGAACCTGCTGGCGTGGTGGGCATGCGAAGATGTGTGTCGTGAGATCTGCATGGACTGGGATGATGAGGAAAGGGCGACTGCTTAGTTGCCACCCTTTCTGATTTGGTTTGGTGTCGTTTGCATCGTTGGTGCCTTTGTGGCGTTTTCCATTTCGAAGATGCCCTTCGGCATCGGTGCAGTGGCCAAGGAGATCTTTGCCTGCATGCTGGTGCTGCCGCTGTTCTGGCTCTGCGTCTCCATTCTCCATTCCCTCTTACCATCATAGGTATACCTACCAGTAAAGCAGGAGCTTCCCCCCCGCTGGGTTCTGGTATCACGAGCTGTGTGTGAAAAAGTTATCCACAACTTAATTAAAATAATTACTTGCAATTAGTTAGGACATCACTATATTTAATAAATGAGCGAGGCGATTCAATACGGGGGGTACCCGTTGAAAGATGATCAATCTGTCAAATCGCTCATACAAAAGCTAAAGGAGGCAACATGAACAAAAAGAAGGAAATAGACAAGTTAGCAAGGCTAACAATTCTAAGCAACTTCGTCAGTTCGAAGTTGAAGGAACAGAAAGATTTAGTTAAGTCTTTCATAAACGAAGAGGACAAAGTCCTCAAGGGCGTTGATCACAAACTAAACGTGATCGTCAGAGAGTACGAAAGATTTGATAGTGAATCTTTTCGCAAAGAGCAACCAGACGTGTACAAGTCTTACAAGACTAAACTTGTTAGGTCAGTTGAACTCAAACCACTGATTGATCAAGAAGAAGAGAGCGACATTCTCACAGAGAATTTCCCACTTCTTCAAATCCAAACTCAATAAATCATCTTCGGTGCGTGGGCGTTTGCCCACGTGCCATTCTCCATTCTCCATTACAATTTTACATTTTTACATGTGTGATAGGTAAAAAAGCACGGCTTCCCCGCCCACAGCGTGGGTTAGTCTGGTGTCGGAGGTCTCGGTGGCAGAGGTGGAGTTTTGATAGGTCAAAGGTGCGACAGAATGATACAAAAGTTATCCACAGATATTATCTTATTTACTTGCAACTAATTAGGATATATGAGATTATAACTCATGCCTAACAACAACGATCTCGTCAATAGACCCTTTGCAGATTTGCAAGAGCGTCTTGATAACGTTCAAAGGCAGGAACGTTCTGACGTAGAAACAATAAACAGAAAGGATATGTATCGTGCTATCGCTACTTATCTTGACTCTGAAATTTATCATCTTATTCTTAATACTAATAATGTTGAGATAAAGGCTTGGGGTAAACGTGTTTTATCCAAATTAGCTGAGATGCATAAAGATATTATATAATCTCTTTGGGCTGGATAATCTCCAGCCCAGTTTCCTGAACTCCCATCTCAAAACCCATCTTAGAACTAAAGATACTACATATAGAGATCCTAACCGTTTTCGACCGCTAGATGTTGTATGTTCGCCCCCCACCCCCCTTTTTTCCCTAGATGTTACTACACTGTCAGGGCTTCGGTTGTGTTTTACACAAATAATATCTATGATAATAATTCTGATATGAGAACCGACTTTGACGTTACTTCTATGACTGCTGATGAAGCAAGAGAAGCACTACTTAAATTAGAACTACGAAAGACTCAACTAGAGTTATCAAAAAAGGCAAGAGACTCCTTTCTAACGTTCGTTCACACTGTGTGGCCAGGGTTCGTAGAAGGTGAACATCACCGCAGGATCGGTGAGAAGTTCGAAAAGGTACTATCGGGTGAAATTAAAAGATTAATTGTAAACATGCCCCCGAGACATACAAAATCAGAATTTGCATCTTTTCTCTTTCCTGCATGGCTCATGGGCCACAAACCACAGACCAAGATCATTCAAACAACACACACAGCCGAACTCTCTTACAGATTTGGTCGTAAGGTAAGAAACATGATGGACGGAGAGGAATACAAGTCTGTCTTTCCTGAAGTAAAATTATCACAGGATTCCAAAGCTGCTGGTAGATGGGAAACCAACTACGGGGGAGAGTATTTTGGCGCTGGTGTAGGAGGTGCAATTACTGGTCGTGGTGCGGATTTATTAATTATAGATGATCCACATAGTGAACAAGATGCACTGTCTCAAACCGCCATGGACAATGCGTGGGAGTGGTATACCTCGGGTCCTCGTCAGCGTTTACAACCTGGTGGTAGTATCGTTTGCGTGATGACACGTTGGAGTGAAAAAGATTTAACAGGCAACCTGATGCGTGCCATGAGTGAAGTCAAAGCAGATCAGTGGGACGTAATTGAGTTTCCTGCAATCCTACCTAATGATAAACCTGTTTGGCCTGAGTATTGGAAGTTATCAGAATTAGAGTCTGTCAAAGCATCGTTATCAGAACAGAAATGGCAAGCGCAGTGGCAACAGAACCCGACAGGTGAAGAAGGGGCTATTATCAAACGAGAGTGGTGGCAAGAATGGGAAAAAGAAGATATGCCGATGCTCAAGCATGTCATACAAAGTTATGATACAGCGTTTACCAAAAAAGAAACGGGTGACTATAGTGCTATCTCCACATGGGGTGTTTTCTATCCTGATGAAATTACACCCAATATAATTTTGTTAGATATCGTCAAAGATCGATTTGAGTTTCCTGAACTAAAAAAAGTTGCCATGGAGCAGTATAAATACTGGGAACCGGAGTCCGTGATCGTTGAAGCGAAAGCCTCGGGCCTTCCTCTAATACAAGAATTACGTCAGGTCGGTATACCTGTTATCAACTTTACACCTTCTCGTGGTAATGATAAGTTATCCAGAGTGCACGCTGTTGCTCCTCTGTTTGAGAGTGGTGCAGTATGGGCACCAAAGAAACGCTGGGCTGAAGAGATGATCGAAGAGTGTGCGATGTTCCCTCATGCGGAACATGACGATTTAGTTGACTCCATGAGCCAAGCATTACTGAGGTTTCGTAAAGGAAACTTTGTATCGTTGGAAGATGACTATGAAGATGAGCCCACGGACCACGAACAAACGGAGTATTATTAATGGCCTATAACCCTTTCGATGACATTATAGATTCAGATCCTGCGTATATGCAAACAGGTGGTCGTACTGTTATTCCGCAAAGAAGAGCTGATTATACTCAAGAAACATTTAAGCCTATCGCAACAGCAATATCAAAAGGCTATCAATTACTTACTCCTGAACAAGAAACAAAAGACGAGATTGAAAAGAACAAGCAACTCAGACAACTGGCCACGGCCCAAGCACTGAAGGGTACACAGTTTGAGGAGTATGCAGGACAAGCAGATTTACCCAGTGCCGTGATCCAAAGTCCAGGGATCATGGAACGTTTACAACAAGCAGGATACAAGCCTCAAGGTTTTATCGAAGGAATGAGTCGTATAGGAGAATTTTTCTACGGAGATCAACGACAGGCTTTTGATAAATTATCTCAAGGACAACAGCTCACGGACCAAGACCGAACAGCTATAGCATTGTCTCCTCTCGATAGTTTAGATTTTTTATTTCCACCACTCGCTATAAAAAAATTAGGGAGCATGGGTTTGAAAACTGTTGATGATGTATTGAAGTCAACTGCAGATATAGAAGAAGTAAAACAAATTAAAAATTATTTTGGTGGTCAAGGATTTACACCAGCAGGTGTTGTGAGAGCACCAGAGACTGGTGGTAGTGGCGCTTCTGCAAAAAAGACACGCGCAGAAATAAATAAAATTAGAGGCGATAAACAAAAAGAACAAGTTGATAATATTGTTTTAGATTACATACAAAAAAATCCAGGAGGTACTCCACAAGACATGATGAAAGCTACAGGATTATCTGAGTCTCAAAAACAAAAATCAATACTTCGTTTGAAAAAATCTAATCCTGAAATACTAGAAAAAAATTTAGTTATGGGTAAACAAGGCATATATAAAAAAGATATTATAAAAGTTTTAGAGGATATTGGTTTTGACAAATCTATTTCATATAAAGAATTAAGTGATTTAGTTCCTACTGCTAACCAATCACAAATAGCAACTTTCTTTAATCAACCTCTGAGTCAAATCCCAGGCGATGAGGCCGCGAAATATACCTACAAAGATTTATATCCAAATGTTTATGGTTTTGGCACAAAAGATTTTGGTGATGGTAAAGGAGTTGTTCGGATTAAGGATGGGATAATAAATGCCCTTAAAAAAGTTCCCGAAGGAGAGATGATACAAATTGATGACTTTAGTAAAAAATTAGGGGTCTCATATAATGCGGTAAGAGAAGCGGCAGGAACAGATTCGAAACTTTTAGATAAAATTGAATTTAGAAGAATACTTGATCCCGATAATATGGATGAAACAGACAATATTGAAAAAGCAAGAGCAGCTTATACAAAAGTTTTAGAAGAAAAATTAGGTCAAGGACCGGGAGGTAGAGAGACACTCCTTTTTTTTGATGGTTTTTTAAGATCCTCAAGCCCTGAATCATTTGGTTTTACAAGAAAAGATTTTGTCAAAAAATCTGCAGATGGAAGAAATATTTTTGATAAAGATGCTTGGTATGAATGGAGAATGAATAGGTTCGTGGATGATTTTGGACCAAATTGGAGATCAAAGTTTGATGAAGAATTTCAATATATTAATGATATAGAAGGTGCAAGAGATAAAGCTAATGATGAGATTAAACAGTTTTTAGCAGATAAAAAGAAAAAGCATCCAAACATTTTAAAAGATTTAAATTACATGGATTATCAATTACAGATAGCTCATAATTTCCCACTTGCAAAAACGTCTAAAAGAGATGAGTTTGTAGATGCTGGTATGATGAAGGGATCATCAAGATTAGGTTTCGCTGCAACTAATTTAAAACATCATCAAAGATTGGAAAGTATTTTGTATAGCACTTTAGGACAAATAGATTTTTTAAAACAAAATAACAAAATTCCTGAGGGTCAAATACCACAAAGCGCTAATAAATTGCTTGCATATGTTGATGAAGAAGCAAAAAAATTAGGAACCGTTATATATTTTAAAATTGATGACAAAGTTTATAAAGCGGGTAGAGAGGAGTCACCTTCTCCTGAAGCTTTAGTTCAATCTTTTAAAAATCATATCAATGTAATTATCGGACAAAATAAAGGTAAAGGTTCATATAATCCAAAAAAATTTAAAGATAAAAAATTTGGAGAAAGAAAAGTTATAGTCACAGGTAAAAGCACTGGTAAAGTAGATGTGCCAGAGAAACAAGAAAATGTATTATACAAAAAAGGCGGAGCAGTAAAAATGGCAAGAGGAGGTATAGGTAATATCTTACAAAATATGAACCAACAAGAGTTTACACCCGACCCCGCTATTGAGGGGGACAGTGCCTTTCAACAAGCAGTAAAGTCAGAAAATCTCTATGCTTTTAATCCTTCAAAAATATTAAAATTCTTTGGCAATAAAGTTCCTGGTGTGTTTACACCTAGCAAACGAAATAAAAATATGGAACTTATGTCTGATGCACCCTCTGCACCAGGTACAACATTACCTGTTGAACAACCAATACAAGATTATGATTTTGCGTTTAAATCTTTTACACTTGATAAAGTAAATTCTAAGAATGCACCGAAGGCCGCGAAACCTCAAGATTGGATAAACTTTTTACAAGGCGGTGACATAGCACCAAAAGCAGAAATACTTGATTCAGGATTGTTTCAGTATATGGAAGACTTTGAAAGATATTATCCTAATCAAAAACTTACCAGAGAACAAATTACAGAGTTTTACGAACAATCACCTATATCAAACTTGCAGGTAAAAGTTAAAGCAGGAAGAGATGATGCATCTCCCTATGATGTGATGTCTCAAGAAACAATGGGACGAGCTAGACATAAGAATGCAGGTAGTGCTCGTATTGATGAGGGTGGAGAAAACTATCGTGAAATTGTCATTGAAGCTGGTGCACTTCCGGGTGAAGAAAAACCATTTATTAGTAGTGGTCACTTTGAGGAGCCAAACGTCTTAGTATTCTCTCGTGTTGCAGATTACAAAAATGCTGATGGGCAAAATGTTTCTGTCATTCAAGAAATGCAAACGGATCTTTTAACAAAAGTTAGAAAAGAACAAGAGCGTTTAGCTGCTGCAATAGGAGAAGCAAAAGTTAAACTTGCTGCCAATCAAAGAGTAATTGAACAAGGAGATGCCTTTGATAATTATCGCATGGACAGCGCTAATCAAAATATACAACAGTTATCGCAACAAATACCAAAGCTTGAACAATTAGCTGAAACAAAATTAATTAAACCTTATCCTTTGACTGTTGCAAAAGAACTTATACCTACTTACGAAAAACAATTGTTAGACTTACAACAAGAAATAAATGCTTTAGCACAAGCTGGTGTTGATAGAACTGATCCTGAATTTTTAATGAAGATTAGTCAGATTGAACAGCAACAACAAGGCACTCTAAATGAATTATTGAATTTAAATAGAAGTAAAAACTTTGAAACCTTGACACAAGACGTAAAAGTTCCAACAGCTAGCAATTCAGAAGAATTACAACAAATTGCACAAAATCAAAGTAGTTATCACACTACAAGACCAATTGAAACATTTCCTCCTATACCTTTTAACAATCAAGCTGACTATGTTGATTTAATTTTAAAGGCAACAATCAAAGATGCAGAAAATAGAGGTATAAATAAAATTGCAATTATGCCTGCAGATGTAGGTGCTAATCCACGTTGGAGTAAAAATAATGAAGATGCTAGAAAAAAGTTTCAAAACTTGTATGACAAAGTCGGTGTTCAACAACTAAAAAATATTGCAAAAAAATACGGCGGCAATGTTGAAATAGAAAAAATTTCAGATCCCACTAGAAGCACTATGGGATTAAGAATAAGTAAGCCAAGTCTTAATAGAGACTCTTTTGATTTTTTAAAAGATGTAGATGTTGATCGCAGTGCAGCGTTGAATGATCCTGAAGGTTCTCGTAATTTTCTTGATGAAGAAATAGTTAGAATAGCTTCTGATTTAGGTGATAAAAGTGTTATTTATAGAAAAGAAACCGCTCCTGGACAAACAATGGACTATTATGTCAAAGTGCTTACATATCCAGATGAGAAAGGATCTAGTTTTAGATTAGACCCTTTAAAAGAAGGGGATGTAGATACGGATGCTCAAATACTCATAGAAGACTATAATCCTTCTCTTGTAGACATGTTTGTGTTAACAATGGAGGAAGGTAAACAGAAGGCTCCGATGTATATGTTTAAGAAAAAAGAGGGTGGTATAATTCCCGAAGATAGGTTAGTTTCAATTACAGATATTTATGGTGATTATTAATGGCAGATAAATTTGATAGCACTGCAGATGTGCCGTATTTAGCACGTGATGCAAAAGCAATTGGTCCTGGTGGAGACGAGGATTTAAAAGCTGAAGATGTTGGTACAGAAGTAGATTTAGAACAACCTGAAACAGAAGCAGACATAGAAATTATTGAAGATGGTTCAGCCATCGTAGGTGAGCAAGAAGAAACTCTTGTTACAAATTTTAACGCAAACCTAGCAGAAGTTCTTGACGAGTCATACTTACAATCTTTGTCAAATGAATTAATTGATAAAATTGATGACGATAAATCTTCACGTGAAGAATGGGAACAAGCATATACAAAAGGTTTAGACCTTTTAGGTTTCAAATATGAAGAACGAAGCAGACCTTTCAGAGGTGCTGCAAGTGTTAATCATCCTGTCCTAGCTCAAGCTGTTACTCAGTTTCAGGCAATGGCTTATGTTGAGTTGCTACCAAGTGATGGTCCTGTAAGGACACAGGTTGTTGGTGCAAACTCTGCAGAATTACAACAAGCAGCAGAGCGTGTAAAAGATTATATGAACTATGAGATTACTCATGTCATGGAAGATTATAATCCTGAAATGGATCAATTATTATTTCAATTACCTTTATCAGGTAGTGCATTTAAAAAAATATATTTCGATGAAGTTCAAGGTAGAGCCACATCAAAGTTCATTCCTGCAGAAGATATCATAGTGCCTTATGGTGCATCTGACTTAGACTCTTGTGATCGTATTACACAAATAGTCAAGATGTCGATGAATGACTTAAGAAAAAAACAAGTTTCTGGTTTTTATCGTGACGTAGATTTACAACCTTATGATGGTGAAGAAACATCTGATGTTCAAGAGAAGATGGACAGAATAGATGGCACCAATCCAACATACGGAATGTCTGACATGACAGAGTTATTAGAAGCTCATGTTGATTTAGACTTAGATGGTTTTGAAGATATTGACCTAAGAAATGGTGAGCCTAGCGGAATAAAATTACCTTACGTAGTAACTTTAGACAGATCAAGCAGAAAGGTTTTATCTGTATACAGAAACTATAATGAAGGTGACCCACTCAAAAGAAAGAATGATTACTTTGTACATTACAAGTTTTTACCAGGACTAGGGTTTTATGGTTTTGGTTTAATTCACATGATTGGTGGTTTGACAAGAACTGCCACAACAGCATTAAGACAATTACTTGATGCAGGAACATTATCAAATTTACCTGCTGGTTATAAATCACGTGGTTTAAGAATACGTGATGATGATCAACCTTTACAACCAGGTGAGTTTAGAGATGTTGATGCACCGAACGGAATTATTCGTGAAGCTCTTATGCCATTACCTTACAAAGGCCCAGATGCAGTATTGATGCAACTTCTTGGTTTTTGTGTAGATGCAGCAAAACAATTCGCAACTGTTGCAGATATGCAAACATCAGAAATAGGTAAATCACAAACACCTGTTGGTACAACAATGGCATTAATGGAACGTGGCACAAAAGTTATGTCTGCTGTTCACAAAAGATTACATTATGCACAAAAGAAAGAATTTAATTTATTAGCAAAAATTTTTAAATTAGTTCTACCACCTGTATATCCTTACAATGTTGCTGGTGGTCCTAGACAAATCAAAATGCAGGACTTTGATGACAGCATTGATATTTTACCTGTATCCGATCCAAACATTTT